CTTCCATCACGATCGCGCCTGCATATTCTTCTAATGCCATTTTGCTTACTCCTTACAGTAATAGGTCGATGCGGCCAGCGAATACATGCAGCCCGTTAACAACGTCGCACGGTATCTTTGCATCCAGCCTGTTAGGATCTTGCAGATCGTCCTCGACGATAATTCCGCTCAAGTTGTCGGTTACGTTTTCGACGATTTCAAGCTCTTCCAGCTTATACAGCACGTCGATTATCGCCGAACGCACTTTGCCTTTGGTGCGGGCGGTTTTCTTCTCGCGCGGGAAGTTCAGACTGATACGCTCGCGAATCGCCTTGCGTACATAATCCAGCGTTCGGATAGTGGTTAAATCCAGTAATGAAATGTCGGGGATAGCCTGCGGGTCAAGCGTATACGTAGTCACGGCACGGACAATCTGAACCCTGTCGCCGGGACCAACTTCCAACGGTGTCGTACCGTTATATAAGCAAACCTCCTGCTCGGTACGGCCCAAGCGATCGGCCATTGGATTAGGCAGAATGCCGGTTAAGGGCAGGGTATTAAGCGGGCGTGCTGGATCTTCTTCAAACGCAATTTCAGCCCCGTACGCCGCTGCCAATTCATAGCTATTATCAAATGCGTTAGGCAACAACGCGTAGGTTATCCGACCCGAGTTGATCAACCCGGCCAACGTAGTGCCTGCTGACAATGTGCCAACATGCCCATACACACCGATAGCACCTCGTTCCTCAAGAGCGCCGGATACGCTATCCAGATGAGTACGCAAAGCGGTCAGGTTAGTCTGGTCGTTCCAGGCGCTGATAATGATGTTATGGCCGCCGCTGAATACGGTAGCCAACGCTGTGGCTATAGTGGGATCAGTCGCCCCGGCTACGCCGTCGGCAACAGCTACCGTCACACCGGAAATAGGCACTGAACCGGCCAACGCAGTGGCGCTGACTTTAGTCGCGCTGCCCAACGTGCCTTTGCATTTAGCCGTTAACGTCAGTACGCCCGCTACAGCCGCCGCCGTCATCGGCAAATCGTTTTGTAGCCCAAACTGCGTTGCCAATGCTGCCGCCATTTCAGTGGCTGTATCGCCCACAGCGACGGCAATCGGCACCGACTGGTTGCCGACATTGACCGTTATTACGCCTTGGCTGGTAGCAGGGCCAGTAATAGTCACGGTTTTAGTTGCGGCGATACCGGCACCGGCATCGTCCAACGCGATGGCTTGCAACGATAAATAGCGGTTAGCTTTAAGTGACGCCTTACACATAAGATGCGCGATCGAGCCGTAACCGAAATAAATCGCCGCCTGAATATCGTCGAAAATATCCACCACCGTATTGGCCGGAATCGCCCCGGAGGCTATGCGCTGGCCGACAACCAATGTCCGTTGCAGATTGCCCGGCAGGGTACGAACTGCCAGCTTGGTATTGAACTCGATATACTTGCCCGGCTTGCGGATACTGGATGGGATAGTATCAAAGGCGATATTAGCACTAGCCATTACACGGCCTCCTTAACTGCTTTAAGCGGTTGCGCAGCGGCAGCCTGGGTAACGATAATCAGGTCGCCATCGGTAATGCGGCGCTGGTAATAGACGGAATCAATCACATCGACCGGATCGGCGTCAGTGATATAGCGGTCGTGGTGAAATTCCTTCGGCACTTTAATGCCGGGGGCTGCTTGTACTAGCATCAGGGAGTCCTCAAGGTTAGTAAATCGCTGGCATCGGCGTTGTCATCGCCGGGTTTTAGGTAATAGTTGAAGCCGATGCGCAACCAGTCGGGCTGGTTGGCCTCGGCAGGCTGGCTGATCACGTATTTGGTTTTTAGCTCTAACGAGAAAACTGCTATGGACTGAGTCTGCAACTTTTTGTTGAATAGGCTTTTTACTGGGCCGGGGCTGAAGCGATCGATTTTTAAATTAAAATCCTGGTTCAGCAGCAGTAACCTTGCATCTTTGATGATTTGATAAGCGCCGACTTCCGTAGCACTGGCATTATGGCGGGTGAATCGCTCACCTCGGGCGCTATGAGTAGCCGCCAGTAGCAGGAAGGTGACTTCAGTCAACCATTTATCTTTTGATGTACCGACGGGCTTAGTGTCGGATTCGCCTTTAAACGTCACCCACACCGCCGGGAATTGACGGATTAATAACGCCAAAGCTTTATCGCCGCCGCCCAGCTCGCCGCCGTAACTATCGACAGTGCCCAGCTTGTAGCCGAAGCTGGCGGCTTTGACAGCATCAACCAACGCGTCTTCGATCTCGGCGATCATCGACGGCTCCGGTGGCTAACTATATGGATAAATAAAGATTTTAAGTTCATGGCTACAGTGTAGCCATGCGGGGGAGGGCAGGGTATCCGAAGGGTTTCGGAAGTGTGTTGCAGCGGAAGTTCTGCCGTTCGTGGTGAGCCTGTCGAACCATTGCCCTTCGACAAGCTCAGGGCGAACGGAACCGATAACGCAGGCTAATATCTATCGCGAGAAAATGCAGAAGCGCTTGAGGTAAAACTCACCGTCGCATCGGTAGTGGCATCCACCGTACCGGCCGCATCAGGCGCGATCGGAATTTTCCCCGTCGCGACTTTTTCCAGGTACTTGATCGCATCATCATAAACATCCTGGATATGCTCAGGAATCAGCGGATGGTAAAGAAAATAATGGGTGATATCGCAGGCTATCTGCACGAAATCTTCGGGCACACTGGAAAGCGGCAGATATTGGGTTATGTAGCGGTTAATCCGTGCTCCCGCTGCGGCGATCGCAGCATTGAGCACGGTAGTATTGATAGTGGTCAGCGTCGGATCGTCGCGGTTGGTCAGCTGGACTAACTCCAGCTGACCGAAACGGTCGATCAGATTCTGCTGGGTGCAGTAGGGGGACATTATTTATCTGAATTTTTAGCTGGCTTAATGCCATCTGTCGATGCCGATGCCGATCCCACCTGGGCGGATGAATCCGCCCCTACAGGTTTATCAGTGGTAGCCTTTTGGCTAGCCATTTCATCATCGTCATCCGATAACACCACTACAACTAGCATCGGGTCTTCACGCAATCTTTCCAACTCGTCAGCAGTAAATCGATCATCAGGATGATCGGTAGGCGCAACCGAATGCGCTACGCCACAACGCCTGAACCCTTCTGTTCTTGAAACAATATGAATCATAATTTACCCCTTAACCCAGTGCCGGAATGACTTCGATTTTCACGTTGTTGTACCAAGGGTTAGTCGCGCCATTGGCTAAACGATCGACACCGACTACAGCACGGGCTGCGGCCTCGTTACTTGGGCCGACAATTATATGCGTCGGTAGAACATTCATGCTGCTGCCATCCGGCCTCTTCTGTATGCCCATCGCTACCTTTGCGGCTACAAAAGCAGCGGCATCCAGCGTTGATTTACTGCCATAGGCCAGCTGATGGAAACCCAAACCGACGTTGTAGCGGGCATCCACGCCATAGATAAACTGGCGCTTAATCGCCACGTTTTCATCAGTATCTTTATCCAACGCTACAAATCGCACTTCCTGACGTCGCTGCATCACTAACGGCTTCATATAGGTTCGCGATAAATCCATCAAAAACCACGGCGCACTGGAACCGCCGCCGGTATTGCTGTAGGCGATCTCGGCACCGTTGGCATCATAGCCGATATGGTCGGTATCAAAAAAATACTGCCCATCCAGACCAGTCGTTGCAAACGCCGCCAACAATACTTGCCAGGCCAACGTATCTGGATGCTGGGCTGCTACTTCGCCTTGCATGGCAAACCGGTTACGATAGATGCCTAAAAAGTCATCTTCAATATCATCGCGGTCTACGCCGATAGTGTTTTCAAAATGCTTATTCGCCAACTGGTAATTAGTGGCCTCAAGATTATTGATGACCCTATCGCCAATCCATTCGCGCATGCCGGGCAAATCCTTCATCCAGGCATAGTTTTCTATTTTAGCTTTGGACATAACCTCCATAGCCACCAGTTGCCACCGGGTCGGAACAGAACCGATACCCTCTAAAAACGCAGCCTGAAAGCCTTGTGATAATGCCCGTAAACCGCTGGGTGTAATTTCCATGGATATTCTCCGTTAAATTAATTAAATGACTTACAGGCCCAGACCGAGCTGTACCCAAACGCCTGCCGTTTCTACGCCGACAATGACGCCTGCGCGCGATCGGGTGCTGGTAGCACTGGTTTTAGCAACAGTCTGGTCATCGACGATGTAGCAATCCGCGCCGACATCGGCCTGCGCAATCAAATCGGCCGATGCCGAGTTAGCAAACAAAAACTTGCCGCGTTTTACTCGCGCTTTAATGGCTCCGTCCGCTCCTGCTGAGTTATCGGCGGTATCTTCAAAGCGCCCGATGGCGACCAATCCGGTGGCGGCCGTGCCAGGCGCGGCATAACCCGCATTCAGTACGGCGAGGCCGCCCTGGTAACAGATCGTTGACGCCTTGACCGGATACTCTTCAACATCCCCGGCGCGTTCTTTGGTATTTCTTGCTGCTGCTAATGCGCTCATTTCGCACTCCGTTGTTTAATCATTTGTTCGACGGATAGACCCAATTGATCTGCAACCAAGCTTTCTTCGGCAGATAGCGCGGCAATGCCCTGGCCGTCGTCTTTAGGTTCTTTACCGCCGGTCTGCATGCCGGATAGG